TATGTGTTGTCCAGTCAAATGGTTCTTTATCTGGAGCAGATGGAATCATTGTGTAACTTGTTTCAGTACCCTGACCATTACGCTTTAATTTCCATTGAATGTTTGAAATGCTTCCTGTTTCAAGTGCATACTCACGAATTGTATTAAATGCAGATTGCTTACTTACACCCATTGACCAAATTGCAACATATGGCTCTTCAATTCCATCATCTACAAGTACGTTGCAATAAAAACGAAGACGTGCTCTCCATCCAGCCTTTGGATCTTTACGATGCATTTCTTCTGCCCAGTCACGACCTTCTGATTCCATTGTGTCTACAGCCTTACGCTTATAGTCCTTTGGATTTGTGTGTTCTTTTACAACCAAAGCAAGTCCACGCTCTGCATTATAGTTTGCAGAATCTTCATCAAGTTCTTCAATAAATCGGATCTTTGCAGATTGCCCATCAGCAAGTTTTAACCATCTTACCTTTGGTGAGTTTTCATCATATTTTGGCTTGTCAACTAGGGCATTAATGTTTTTGAGTCCCTTTACAATAGTCATATTATTTTTTTCTCCTTGTTTTTTATTTTATAGTACTAACCCAAAATGTTTTAAAATAAATATGATAGCAAGAGCGCTCCATAATATATTAAACCATATTAAAGTTGGTATAGTTTTTACTGTTGATGACCATATTAAACCTAAACTTGATACTAAAGCAAAGATGTAAAGCCACCATATACTTATATCAAATAAAAGACCTGGAATAATAATTAAACCTTTTGCAACAAATGCAAAAAACTCAACAGTATTTGCTTTTGTCCAATATGATCTATGACCCATTGTTTTTAAAGCAATAACCCATTCCATACGTTTCTTTTTTGTTTTATTTTTCATAGCCATCTATTCTATTTTAACATACTGATGATAGAGTTGTCAAACTGGAACTCCAGCTTTTTAATTGCATCATCATCCATGTCGCCTATATCTTTATATTTTTTATCTATATATACAGAAGTAACAACTGGTCCAAGTTTTTCAATTAACTTATCTCTCATTATTACCCCTGCATCATCGTTATCTGCAATCAATACAATGTTATTAAAATATTTTTTTAATAACTTTATCTGTGATGCAGAAACATTTGCCCCTAACGTAGCAACCGCAGGGAATCCAACTTGGTCTAATCTAATTGCATCAAAAGATGATTCAACAACATAGACAGTGCTTGATGCCTTAATTCTATGAAGATTAAATAATAACTTACCTTTTGTTAATCCAGGTGTATTTTTAAATTCTTTTCCTTCAACAGTTCTAGCCACAAACCCTATACACATTCCATCTGGTGAGTGTACTGGTATTATTACTGAATCTTGTTTTTCTGAATACCCAAGATTAAACTTATTAATAGAGTCTTTTGTAATACTTCTTCCTTCAAAATATCTAACTGCTCTTGGAGACTCTAATGCCTGATTAGTTAATCTTTTAATAAGAAGCTCGTCATACTGAACAAACTCTGGCTTTTCAACTAATGCTTTATTAACTGAATCTTCAATGCTTGTTTCTTGTTCTTTGCTTTTAATATATCTAACTGCTTCAAAGTATGTTCTATTTGATGTATACATTACAAACTCAACTAATGTTTTTGTAGTTTGACATCCAAAACAAAAAAACATTCCATGATCTTTTGATACTTCACCAGCAGGAGTTCTATTATTGTTGTGATATGGACAAAAAATAATATAGTCGGTTCCATATTCTGCTTCAATGTCAATTCCAGCACCTGTAAGTATACGACGAACTTGATCTGCAGTATAAATATCTTTAACCATTTTTATCTTCGTAATCTTTATATCTGTAATATCCTTTGTCAAAATCTACCTGCACTAAAAAATCACCCATAAAACCATTGCGATTTTTTCTAAATACGCACTCAATAATGTCACTATTAGTAGCACGACCAAGAGCCATTACCCAATCAGCATCGTAGGCAATTTGTCTAGACCATGCAGTTTGACCTAATGTAGGTGCACTACTAAGGTCTTTAACGTCATCTGGTGTAGCCGAAGAAATAGCAATAATTGGAACCTCTTCACCAACAGACATGAGTTTTAATTCACGAGAAAGGTTTTTCATACGTACTGTTTCGTTATCTGATTTTTGATTTGGAGACATAAGCTGTAAATAGTCAACAACAACAAAATCTGGCTTGTATTGATCAATTTTTCCACGTATAACTGATGGTGTTACCTCTCCACCATTGTCATTAGATATAATATGAAATTCTGGCTTACCTTGCAATTTATCTGCATGCCATTTTTTAAGCATATCAATTTCTACTTCACCATTGCTAAGTTTACGGTGTGACCAAAGACCTTCACCCATAATTGCAAATACACGATTACGAACTTCAGTTTCAGACATTTCAAGACTTATTACCAACGGACTACGACCCTGTTTCCAAGCCTGTACAGCAAAATACAAGGCAAGCCATGACTTTCCGATACCTGGGTATGCAAGAAAAACTCCTAGTTGCCCAGGCATGATCCCAGAAGGTAAATAGTTGTCAAATCCTGGGAGACCAGTTTTAATTCCAACTTGCCCAAGGTCGCTCATTTTTTTTAGGTTTTCAAAATATGCAACTGCTGAGTTAAGATCTGTAGCATCAATATCTCTAATAGCTGCAGTATTTTTTTTAAGTTCTGAAGTCTTAGTAATTAAATGTTCAAGAGCATTATTTCCATTACCACTTTGAACTTCGCCTGCTGCATTTCGTAAAATGTCTTTAAGACTATCGTTTAAATATTCTGACTGTAATTCTTCAAGGTGATGCTTTGTTGCACCAACTCCATCTATTGGAGTAAAGTCTCTAAACTTTTCTACTACAAGAGATACTGGAGGAACCGATTGATTGTTTTCTGAATACTGTCTAATAAAATTCCATACATCATTATGTGTTCTTAAAAGATTGTCAATGTTTGCTTGCAAGAGTACGTGAACTTGTTTATCATTTAATACTGCAGTAATTAACTTTGCTTCTGTATTATTCACTAATCCACTTTCTCGCTAATATTCTTCTTTGATTTCTTTCTTTAATATCTTGTTCTACTTCTAGTTTACCATTAAGAATTTTTTCTGCATTATATGAAAAATAATTCCATGACGGATCCTGTGCTATTTTAAAATAATAATCTAGTAAGTCATAACATTGAGAAATCCCATATGACTCAACAAGAGCATCCGCAGACCACTGCTCAACATTAAGATTCATATTAGACTTGGCTTCATATCTTTGTAGATGTAACTTATTATATCTACTTAGCAAAGCCATACGGTCTTTGCGTTCAGCCATACTAGTCTTCTAGCAAAGATTCTTTAGCGTCTTTTACTTTTTGAATTACTTGGTTTTCAACAAATGTATAAACACGATTCATTGCATCATCTGTTGTTTCTTCATTACGAACAAAATCAACAACACCAAGATCAACCCTTAAAGATTGAAAATTTCCTAAATTTAATGTATATCCAAGAGTTGCTGATACCTTTGTGCTATTATTTTCTTCCATACCCCACCACTTTCATAATTAGATATTCTCTGCCCACACAGGAATATATCTGCCGTCTTCAGTCTTCGTATATGTAAGTATACCGTCTCCCATTCGCCTTGTCAATTCTTGGCTAGTTGGAGTCATGTTATTTGTTATTAATTTGTCTTTTCTTGGTTGCCCTATATGTATAGTAGAAAGTATAGCACGAATATCCCTCACCATGCTTTCTGAATAATAAGATCTTATTTGCCAACCACGTTCTCCGTTTAGCTTAGCGCCTACGGGTGGTGGAATAACTCCATTTTTTATCAGCTTAGGCATATACTTTCTGTGACGATTAACTAATTTAGCAGTCTCTGCAACCGTGTATGCACGTTCTCTATTTTTTCTAAAGTCTGCACGTAAACAAGTTTCAATTCTGTCTTTTGTTATATTATAAACAGAAACCATTCCAGTGGATCGTGAGCTATGATGAAGTCTTACTAAATCATTATTTAGAAACCATATTTTTTTATTTCCTTTTATTACAGTTTCGTTATTGTAGATTTCGCTCTGAATAATTCCTTTGCTAGTAACCATCTTCCCTCTTCACTTTCTTGCGGGGGATGAAAAAATTTTCTTAACCCACACAATATACAGTATGTTTCTATGTGTTGAACACTACTATACTGTCTATCAATAAAGGTTTTACCCTTACATCTTGTACAAGAAATCATTATTCTTATCCTTAATTTGGAACTCCAACAATGACTAGGTGTACTGCTAACGATAAATCTCCAGAGGTTCCAAACTTTACTGTACCCTCAACCCTTGTTTCTGTAATAGGTTTTAAAATAACGCTTACGTTTTGACCTGCTGGAGTTTGTCCCGTGTTTACTAATGTTGCTGAAACAATTGGTGGGTATTTAAAATCTTTAAAATCATAAGTAAAAGTTTTTTCATTTCCAGCAGAAACGGTTGAGTTGTTAGCAACCTCAACATATCCACCGATTATTCTTGCGTTAGAAGTTTTTATTTCTTGTTTTCCAGCACTTACTGTATCTATTACAGTTTTATTAGCAGTTGTAGATGCAACCTGTGTGGAAAGATCGTTTACAGCATCAACTAAGCTATACAGGTATGTAACGTCAAGAGGTTGCCCTCTTTCTGGTAGTGGTACTTTAGCCATTTTTCCTCCTATTTAAGTATATCATTATACGGTGTGTGGCCCATCCTCATAAACAAGCAAAAATAAAGAGTTTCTTGATATTGGACTACCTTTTAAATAAACCTCAGTTGATAGTCTATTTGGATGAGATCCTTGAACAACTCCACCAATTGTATAAGTTGATGGAATTGGAAAAGAAATATTAGTTCCTTGAATTCTTTCTTTATATATCCAGTCTCCGCCATCATTTCTATCCCACTTTACCCAGATGTCGTATTCTTTTGCTTGCTTAATTGTATTTCCATCTTTAAGAATTGTTACAGCATCCCAAGCCTGTTGTGCAATGCTTCCATTTTTGTTAAAAACTATTTCTCCAAGACCATATGTATATTCTGGAATAATTTGAATTATTGGTGACCACTGAGATGTTCTGTTTTTATCTTCTGAAACAATTCTATACTTAACTGAATACCCTTCAATTTCTGAATTAATTGGTGGCAAAGTTTCTTGATTAATTTTTATTTTTTTTATACCTGGATCTACCATTATGATGTTACTCCACCAGAGACATCTACAGAAAATCTAAATTCAATATAGTTACTTGTATTTGGGTTTTTAATTATAGTTGATGCATCCTGAGTTTGAACAACAGAATAGCCAGTTAATCCATAAAGAGGATTTAAGGTAAAAATATTCTCTAATCTTAATGCATCTAAAGATACGTAGTAATCATCTGAAGGAATTCCATTATCAAGCACACATGCATATATTTTTATGACTGTAACGGCATTCCAAGTAAAATTTGCACTTGTGTATAGCTGTTGAAGTTGTTTTCTTTGAACAAAATATCTTTCTGTAGAAAAGTCATACAATCCACCAGGATTACTATTGTCAACAACTTCTACTTCAAACCTAGCATACTCTGCTGTTTCTGTTTCTGTTGATGCAAACTCAATTACAATTCTTACGTTGTCTGGTGTAGATTCAGAATCTCCGTCTTTATTTATTAATGAAAATGCTAATCTAAGTTCATCGGCAGGAGAGTTTTTTGTAAAATCAATACTTGTACCAGTTAAATGAATATGGCTTGATCCAGGTTCTATTATAAATTGACTTTCCCCAATCCCACTTTCTTGATTAGTAGTAATGTCAGATTCGTCTCCTTGAATTAAAATTGTGTTATTTAAAAATCGTGGCCTTTCGTATCTTTCAACTCTTGAAGGTTTAAAAAATATTGGATTATCTGCGCTTGTTTGAAATACTGTATCGGTAACTGCAATAATATTATCATACTCAGGTTGATCTAATGCAGCAGACTCTGTGGCAATTGCTACTGCTGACTCGGAAGTATGGTGCTGCCAATTTTCAGTTTGTGTAAATGCAAGTATTGTTTTACTATCGTATGCTCCAGCAGATGGGTTTGATCCTGCAGAGTAAATGCCAATTTCTGATATTTCATATCTTTCTTCTGTTGGTAATTCTGCCGTTAAAACAATCTTATCTAAACCATTTTCATTTATAAACCCTCTTGATGAAATTGGAACACGAAACATTTCAAATTCTAAATTTGTTCTTATAGAATAATCATCTATTAAATCTCCAGTAGCGAGTGGAGTAGCTCCACAACCAATTGCAATATATGATGCATAAGATGGTGCTTGCCCAAGCAAATATTTTGCAATAATTGATTTACCAGTATTAGTAATCATGATATATTATCTCCAAGATCTATCTCATATATTGTACCATTTAAGGTAATTTGTGTTTCAATCTGTTCATCATTGTTTATATTAATAAACTCAATTATTAAGTCTCCAGAATCATTAAAATATACATTTTCACCATTAACTCCATTGCCCTGTTCTGGAATTTTGTCTTCTAGTTTTATTGAAAATCCAGCAAAATATTTATCTGCAGTTTGTTGAAGACTAAGAATATTATTAGGATTATATCGTTGCTGTATAGATGATAAATTTTTAATTGGTTGATATGATATTTTTTGACCATTAACAATATCAGATCTTGTAATATTAATTAATTCTTGTCCTCCAATATTTTCAAATATTAAATCTGCCATTGTATCTATTGGAACAGTTTCATCATCAAATAAAATAATATCCGTTGTTGCAGTTTTAACTGGTGGAACTACTGGTTGTACTATTTGACTTGGTGTTGGCGGTGTTGCAGTTACACCTCCAGCTAAAAGATTACTGCCACCACCACTAAAACTTTGTTGGCTTAATGAGTTATATTTATAAAGTGGAGTGTCTGGAGATAGGTTATAGTCAAATACACCACCTCCATACCCCATAGGAGTTCTTACGGTTTCGCCTTTAACATCTTGCTGGCTTAATGAATTATAGTTATACATGCGACCTTCTGGAACTTTTGCCATTTTATACCTCACTCAAGTATAGTGTCATATTAGGTCCCGCGTTATTTCTAGAATATTCAATGTTATACACAACAAAACGACTTGAATCTGATGTAACAAGATCTAGGCCAGAAGAATCTTTATAATCTATTGTCACAATATCTCCTAGTTGAATTGTTGGGATTGCAAATATTTTTACTCCAATAGATTTTTTAGGATTCATAAGTTTATTTATAATCCATCCCATTAAATTTTCAGCATCATCATGTGTTTGAATATATGGACTATCTAATGTAAAATCATTATTGCCATAAATCATTCTGCTTAGCTTTATGTTATCAAATTTTTCTTTTTCAACAAGAGGAGAAATAATCTGAGAAGAACTTGTTAACTGAGGATTAGAAAAATTACTACGTTTTTTAAAATATTCGTCAACTGTTAGTTCATGTGTTGTATCTTGTGTAAATGTAATACCTTGAATTCTCAAATAATTACCACTTGTTTCATCAAGATTTAGTGCAGTATCTGTAGCATTAAATATTAAAAATTCAGCACCGTAAGAATTTGCATAAAATCCAGATGCTACATATCCTTTAATTTTATTAAATGTTGGTGATATTTGAGCGTAAAGAGCAGGGTATGCCCGATCATACTTAATGTCAAAATAAGAACACTCTCTCATGATTGATCCAAATTCTTCAAAATACATGTTATATTTTGGTGGCTCTTGCGAACTAATTCCAGATAGGTAGGTAGACTGGATAATTCCACTCATTGCATATTTTCTAAAAGACTCACTTGCA